CAATACCCATCCGCATCTTTTGCCTTTCTTAAATTGTTATAAGGAAAATGCAATATCTCAAAGTTAGTGCCTGCCTTATTCCAAATGATCTCTAAATAGTAACCACCAAAAAGTTTTTTATCTAAAACACATTTTTTAACTATATCTTTTAGTGTATCGTAATTCGCATTCTCTTTATTTATAAAGTCATTTGCTAATGCTATATCTTGTAGTGTTAAGCCCTCAGAATCAAAGCCAACACCAGCACCGCAAATATAAAGTACCTTACCATTGATAAAAGAGTTATGCTTAGAAGAACGATTGTATAAGTATAACAAGTAAGCTGGGTAATTATTGTAATAACCGCCCTCTCTATCTGCTCCATAGATAATCCATTCTTTTTGTTTTTCTTCTTTAAATACAGGTGTTTTATGTGCCTGTAATTTAAGATTGATAACTTCGTATAATTTATTCTCCATAAGTCTTAATTGTTTTCGGCTCGTTATCGTATTCTATGTATATCGGTTTATTACTATTCACTTTTACCATTCCTATTTCTAAAAGGTTTCCTGTTTGAGTTAAGTCTAAATTAGTTGAACTTACTTGCTCATAAATAGCGTACTCATAAAAACCTGTTTCTGCTAATGACACTATTCCACTTGTTAATGTAGTAGTGCCTGTAGTTTCAGTAATTAAAAATTTATTGTATCTATCTTTGTATAAACTAACATCAAACGTAATAAAGTTAATTGGATTCATTTCAACTTGATGCTTAAATGAAAACAAGTAATAAGGATTAGTCAAAGTAACTTTTTCACTTAAAGTGAAAATCAAATAATTGTTTGAATTTTTATTTATTATTTGCATTTAATAATAAGTACCAAATATAATTATTTTAAAACAAAAAAAGGTAGCTTACGGGCTACCTTCTTAACCAAATAAAACAGAGATTATAATAAACCAGCAATAACGCCAGAGTTTACTTTGTTAGCAGGTAATGGCTCTTTACCAGTTAAGGTAATTGAATAACCATTTTTATCACCCATTGCTTTACCTGTTGTTGATGCGCTTGCAGTTAAATGCATTGCTCTCGTTTCACCTAATAAGTGATATACATCGTCTGCATCTTGAGCAATAACCATTAGTCTATTTTGTGTTAATAGACGAACGATATTACGATTTTTAGCAGTCATTTTGTAAACACTAAATGTAAGTGTTTGAGCGTAGAAAGTTGTTCCATTTTCAATTGATACAGTTGCATCTTCGTTTAATTGCGCATCTTCTAATTCAACCTCAACAGTCCAAAACTTTTTACCACTTGCCATAGTAATTGCAGTAACTGCTCCTGAAGATTGAGTTATTGAACTTACATTTGCAAATTCAGTTAAGTATAATTTCTTGATACCGCCAGCACCTTGTCGGCAGTCAAGTGTTATTCCCTCGGTGAGTAAACATGCCATATTTTATAGTATTTTAAAAGGGGCTTGCGCCCCTTAGTTAATTAATTAAGAGTTTGTATATTGAACTACGTGATCGATGAACTTAACAGCAACACCTGCACGGAATGTTCCAAATAACTTCCATACTCTGTCATCCTGAGAATACCATGCTTCGATATTGTCAGTATCAGATTGTAAGTCTGCACCGTATACTAAGTTACTTGCATAAGTAGCAATAACACGATTTCTTACAGCTGTTGGTAATGAACCTGTATCAACTGGGTTATCATTATTCATACCTGGTACTGCTATAACTTTCATATTAGTACCTGGATACATTAACTCCCAATTGTTCCATACGTTATCAGTAGTGTACTGAGATCCGTATATACCATATGTAGAAGTAATCTTAGCAGCTAATGTTCTGAAAGTATCATAACCACAGAAAGCAACGATTGGCTCGTTTGCAATTGCAGCAGCTGGAACTTTTGAATAAATATCATCAAAAATAGTTAATACGTTTGTTGAGTTTAAAGTTGAAGCTGTTGCAGCAACTGCTGTTCCTGCTGTATCAATAGTTGATAACCAACCATTAATCTGTTTTAGAACAGTTGAGTTAGTGTAAGTTGTTTTACCTTGCCAAATCATTTGTTCTACGTTACGTGCTACTTGAGCAAGTTTTCTATCAATAATGTTTTGTGCAATAGATAAAGAATCTACATTTGCTCCTGCTGGTAAATACTTCTGTGTAAAGTACACATTCAAATCATTTAAACAAAAAGATTCAGAAAACTGAATGCCTGTTGTTGCGATTTCGATTTGATTAATTGTTGTAGTACCCGATGAAGTAAAAGAACATGCAGCCGATTGAAATGGTACAGTTGATTCTAATACCGGGATTTTTGCAGATGATTTGATACCTGTTCTAATATCAACTCCTAAGCCTAAGGTTTTAGCTCCTAAGATAGCTTTGCTAATTAAGTCCGCTTTGTTTTCTTCAACGTATGCGGTCATTGTGCCTAATGAAAATGCCATTTTTTTTTGTTTTTAGTTGTTATTTATTTTTGTTATTTAAATGCTAATTTTCTAAACTCTTCCAATGAAGTAGTTGTGTTTGTTTTCTTAAAGTTTTCTTTTGCAGTTGATTTTGGCTCTACACTTGGAGCGCCTGCAACCTTTTCAATTAAAGCAAATAGTTTTCTGTTTAAATCGTTTTGAGTGTTGATAGTAGCTTGTGCTTGCTCCATTGCTTGATTAGCCAAACCTAAAGCTGATTCAATTTTTGAAAGTCTTTCATTTAACTCAGCAAACTTTGCTTCAAACTCTTCTTTATTATTTGCCATTTCTTGTGGCATCTCTTCTTCTACTTCTTCCATGTATGGCTCCATTCCTTTTACCACTCCATTCTCAACGTAGATTTTCATCATTGCTTCACCTACCATAATAACCATTTCAGTTACTTCTGCCGGTACATCCATAACACCATCGGGAGTTATAACTTGCAACTTAGAACCTACTGCGATCTCTTCAGTATCTGTTCTTACTATTGAACCATCTTTTGCTTTGTAGTCAGCAAATTTTTGATTTAATATTTCATCTTTGAAAATATCTTTGAATAAATCTTTCATATCCGAAAACACTTCTTTAAAACTTTGTTTTTTATTTTCCATTGCTTTGCTTTTTAATAAGTACCTATTGTTAAATATTTTTTATTTTTTGTCTTAATGATTGTATTCTATCTGCTATCTTTTCTATTTCAGTCATTGGCTTTTCTGTTACTTTACGATGTGCAAAAGCACCCTCAACACTAAATCCTTTAAACACTCCTGTGCGGATAAAGTCATTCCAAACTTCGTTATTATCAACTTTGAAAGTTCCGAACCAACTGCCCTCTGTTAATGTTGGATATCCCTCTGGTGTTTTAATACCTCGTGTTTTATCAATGATAAAAGACTCAACCATGTACACTCCGTTCACTTGCCTTTCAGGATCATGCATCATGTTAACATTATGGCTGTAACCTTTCTTAAAGAAACGCTGTGCAATCTTTTCAATCTGATCTTTATCAAATACTACATAGTACTCACCGCTTTCATCTTTGCGATAAATAGGTAAGTCAGCAATCATTAACGCTCCGCTTATCATTCGTTTTTCTTTATCGGCAAAGAATTTGAATTGTGCATTCATTCCTTTGTTTTCCCATTTGCTATAACAAATAGCAGCCGCTTGTTCCTGGTCTATTCCGTTACCTACTTCAACAGATATGCAACGTGATACATATTCATCTTTACTTTCACCTGCTTTTGGCTCTACAATTAATTCATGTTCTTTAAAAGCGAACCATGTTTTTTCTATGGCAGGACTATCTACCAAAGCTATGTAGTCTACACCTAACTCATCACTATCATCTATTACTAATTTATAAATAGGTAAATTTTCCATTTTTATATTTTTGATTGATTACTTAATTTATTAACTCTTTCTGTTACTGCTCTACTTTCTGATTCCACAACATAGGCTTTCATTGGTTGCATTTCTCTATTGCCTTGCCCTACTACTGTGCCATCTGGATTAAGTTGAGTAACTGTGTTTTGTGTAGATAGTCCTTGTGGTGGTTGCCCTCCGCCTTGACTAAATGACCCTAAGTTTGATTCTGTTGCACCGCCACCGCCACCGCCACCTGTTGATGGTGCTTGAAATTGTTGTTTTGCAATAACAGCTACTCTTGCTAATCCGCTTGCTATTGCTAAACCTGCTGCTATTTGCGCCCTTATAGGTGCTTCAGGTGTTGGTATAGTCATTTGACTTGCATAAGCGGATTG